AGAGATTTCATACAGCTCTGTAGAATTTTTATTATTATTTTGTAAATAAGTTCTTTTTTCAGATATATTTATCTGGCGTAAATCGCAACGCGGGCTATTTTTACTTGTAGCCTCCAAGTTTTGAACAATTTCAAGGAATTGTTCTAGTCGCAGCTGGTATACCCAACTGAAACCCTAGCAAGAAATCATCTGCGCCCCCCAAACTAATTAAGTTTTTATTTGAAGCAACAGTAGAATACCATTGAATAGTTTGAAACGTACCTGTTTGTGCTTGAGAATTGGCAGAAACACAATTGCTCCTAGTAAGGGCACACTTATACTTGTAGTACCAAGGATGTACCCAATCTGCAGGATTGCTTGAAATTTTATTAAATTGGGCAACTGCCATTTGAAACAGAGAAACGGTGGTAGGACCAATGTCATTATCATCTGTAGATATTGAAGCATTACTAAATTGGTCAATACTACCTATAGCATTGATTTCTGATCCAACTCGCATTTGAACAATCAAATTAGGATCTATATTCTTAAGTACTAACCTTGTACCACCTCTAAAGTACCTAAAAACCGTTTGCATATTATAAAACATATGCACAAAATTTGTCTGACCAGTTGTACCTACATTTGTATCTTCAAAGGGGTAATAAGCAACTTGAGTAGGTAGTGTAGTGGATAATGAGGTAACTTTTAGAATAGGACAAACCATATTTGTTAATTGCTTTATACTGGTTGTTTCGATAACATTAAAAACAGAATGAGACATACGGCCCATACTACTACCGCCTAACACAGGATACTCTTTATCTCGTAAGCAAGCCATAGACGAAGACGGAATTTCGCATTCAGTAGAGCCTAAGCTTTGTGCTTTAAACATACCACCTGTTTGAAATAAACCTCCGTCAATTTCAGCAAACTGAAAATCACTAGCTGCACTAACAAAAATTTGATAATACATAGGATTGACAGTAGCAGCGCCAGAGGTCAAAGGATTTATTAATGACAACCCCCAAAAACCGTTTGTATTATAGCGTGTTGCTGTTATTGTACCAGGTTGGCATTCAAGCCATTCAGACTCCTGGCAAAAAGGTATAGTAAAACTATAATCTGTCTCAGATGTAATATCAATAACTGTATTAACAACATCAACTCCCTGTGTCTCATTAGGAGCAACTGGACCAGCTGCCTGAAACCATGGAACATACCATAAACGTACTCGTGTTGAATGGAAATGAGAGCAAATGAAACTCAAATGAATTCGTAAACCACCTCGCCATTTTGCATGACACCTAGACATAAACTGTAAAGGTGTACCAACAAAATTAGATGCGGAAAAAGCTGTTGTGTAATCGTAACAACACAAAGCTGTAGGAGTTACAGTGGAAGAAAACAAAGTATCACCAGCTGACATAACATTTGTTATTGTACCAACATAAAACAACGCAGGTCTTTGAATAAATGAAATCAACGAAGCAGACTCCAAACAATCATTAACCAAAGCGTAATCTTTAGAAACAGCAGGGGTAGGTAGAACGCCTAATGTTAAAGTCGTAGGAGTATCCTCTATAGTAAGCAATCTCGGCTGGCGAATTTGCATGGGATGCGTCAATTGAGCATTAACTGGGACACTAAGCCCAAACCACTTCAAAACGGATCCAACCGCTTTTATGCCCTGAGAAACAGGAGCCGCTAATGAACCTATAACTGGAACCCATGTAAATTTTGAAATTGCATCGCCTAAACCTGAAACACTACTTGATACAACTTTACCTGCATCAGTTTTTTGTTCAGCCTCAGGAACAATCTTACCTGAACCCATGCGTTGACGACCTAAACTTTGAGCCACCCAATTTGTACTGTAAGAATAACCAGACAGACCAGTATTAACAACACGCGCATAAACTGTAAAGTTTATGGAAGGAGGAACACCATTGACAGAATTTAAAGGGGCTGCAACGTTGCAATACAATGTAAAGAAATCTTCAACTTGGAAACCAACTGTTGCTCGCTCTTTATAATGAGTAAAGGGTACAACAAAAGATGTAGCTTGATTTGACGAAGCAGAAACTTGTAACCATTTATTTGAAAACATAGAAAAATAGCTTGACGTATATGAAGGATTAAGTTGTTTAGCTTGAGGAATCCAAGCAAAGACTAACTTTCCATAATGCATAGGAGTCCCATTCATTCTTATCGTAATTTCAATATCTGGGCGCCAAAACGCCATTTTTTCTAGCTTAGCTTGCATAGTAGTCGTAAACATTACATCAGGAAATTGCCATGTAGCAAGTGATGTACCCAGAGCGGCAGTTGAAGCCCAATTATAGGTCCCTAAAATAATGGGGCGTTTTAAAAACATATCTAAGTCAGGTTTGGGCATAGTATCATTGACAACATATCCACAACTAAAAGTATCAGCTGTGTGCATCGAATAAGAATCATCAAAAGTCGTAATAGCTTGTGTGCTAACTTCCTTTTCTTGATTTTCTTCCAAACCGTCTTGGGCAGCGCCTTCAGAGCCGCCAGAATCCATTTGAGCCTTAAAATTCGTTCTTTGCCTAATTCGCCTTGTTTTAACAACTCGCTCTTTATGCTCGTGCGATTGAGCTTGTAGGCCCTTTTCAGGGCCGACCGAAACCATACTATTGACAAAATCGTATAAACTTTCACCAACATCATATAAATTATTTTTAATATCTTTTTTGTTAATCCATTTAATAATGTTGTAGATTACGGATTAATATTGTACAACATTTAAACTTAGTTTTAAGACTTAGAGGTCTGAACCCATATAAAGCAATACCTCATGTGTTCGTTTAAGCACACCAGTAAGATCAGGATATGGTTTAAAATAATCTGGATAAAACAAGCCCATACATTTTTCATATGTAAATAACTTTGTTGCATCGAAATCTAAGTAGATCTGTTCACCATCCACTTCGCAATTGCCTTGTTTTAGTAGATAGCAATACTCTACAAATTTTTTCCTAAATTTTTCAAACACAACTTCACCATGCGGTGCGGCAAATAATAAGGTTTGATTAAACCGGGAAAGTTGATCCTCAACATTCAAAGGATCACTCTCACTCCAGCGAGCCACCTCAGTAATTGTATCCATGGCAATAGGAGCTAAATATATATTAAATTTATTGTGTTTTATAAAATTGCGTTTCAAATATGTCACATCTTCTAATCCAACATAAGGTAAACTTATCTCGCCTTTATCTGCAGCTGTATAAGTAATATTTATCTTAGCTAAAATATCGCGCATACTAAACATATTAAATTTCTCTCTCACGCGTCGTGACACTGCGGCAAAATTATCATCACCAGTAAAACTAGCGGACACATTCTTATGGTAATCAACTAAATCATTAGCAACAGTTTCTAAATAAACATAACGAAAATACTTCATGTTTCTAATATTATTGAATGGTGTCGTACCAGGATGACCTGATTTATTACTAGTAGTTAGATACACATACGAGTCTAAGAAGTGATAAGCAGAAACAACAGTAATTGCTATCACATATCGAATTTTTGCATTAATAGGACCATCATTATAAAACGCATTAGCAGCTTTTGCACAAGCTATTGCGTCCTGTATATTGGCTCCACCATCATAATCTTTGTAATCGCCTAAAATGAAATCTAAACCCACAACCAACATGCGTTTGATCAAATTGGTCCATTCAATACTATCTGGATTTATGCCAATTCCCATCTCACCCTCAACGAATGTGGTTGAACAATGGGCAAAAAACATACCAAAATATTGCCTCATAACTATAGATAGATCTAAAGGACCAACTTGAAACACTCGTGTTTTGAAAGCCTTAACCTTCTCTATAGGACGACACTCATCTTTTAATGTATCCACAAAATAGGTTGGAGGTATTTGATTTCTCTTTGCACATTCAATACGATATTCCACCATTCTTCTTAACGTATCTTTAGCTTTTAATACTTTACTTAAATTAGGTAGAACTTCTATATCAAGCCATGGTGTTTTATTTGTAACTTTTGCCAATTTAACGAAAGGGAAACCAGCAGATGTAGTTATGTCAATCTGTTTCATTCCATCTATACCATTTAATGCCTCATCAATAGACAAAATACGTTTTTCTGAGTACAACCATTTAGAATCCCAGGACATAATAGATGAATTAATATGATCCTGTATAATTTGCATTTTACGCTTTGGGATCATGTCACTGTCTTTTATAGTTTTTTGTATACCTAATAATATTGGCGAATACTCAACTCCATCAATTGTCTCTTTGTTTAATTTAGCAGGCATTGTCAAATTTGGACCAAAATCTTCTGCCATTAAATCAAAAACCACGCTCTTTGAAATGCGAGTTCTATTAGGAAGATTCACTTTGTAAGACATTATTTTATTATTTCTCACAAAGTTACCAACCCTACCTAGACCCGTAAAATCTAAACACTGAGCAGCGGCACCTAAACCTGTAACAGGATTTTCTGGTACAACATAAACTTCATCATCTAACTTAACAATAGGATTAAAATAAGCAAAAACCTCTTCTAGATCTTCTCGAAATATGGGACTTGCTATACCATGTTGTCTTTCCTCATCGGCGGCACCATGCATCCCAATAAACGGAGCAACAACACTTGGATCTTCATGAGCTAAAATACTGCCACAATCTCCACCAACAGTAGGACAATTTTTGTATGTAATAAATTGTGCAACTTCAATAGTCTGATCGGGAAAGAAAACTCCTCGGCGTAAATCTCGGACACCTCCAAATTCATATGAAACAGGTTTCTGTATAACAATGTCTGGTTCAAAAGATTCATCAGTACTAACATACTTTGCACATGAAACGGGAATGCTCTCTATTTTACAGTAATTTGTGCTAAAATGCACAATACAAGTTTCAGTACAACGATGAATAATAGATCTAATTCCAACTAAATTACACCTAGCCAAATTGGGTTTTGAATTGATACTAGAAAATTTTTTAATAATATTTTTACCATTACAGACATTCTTTATTTGCATGTATTGTAAATCTTCCGCATGTTTCCAACTCAACTCGTCCGGAAACAATTTAATAATTAACGGATCAACTGTTGTAAAACGAGGCTCTTTCTTAGTAGGCCAATAAAGAGTTAACTTAGCATTAATTTTAGAATTAGCGTACTCTAAACATCGCAACCAATAGTGTCTCGGCATGACAAACAAATCGGCAACAAAATTTAACCCACTATTTGATGCAAGTGTAATACGCGAGCCGTTTTCTTCATAAGAAATCAATAATTGACAAAAATTTGATCTAGAACTAAGTACCATGTCAGCTGTATTAACCGATAGCGACTGAGCTTTTTTATTTGTTCGTCTTCGTCTAGTTACAATCTTCTTACGCTCTTTATGTTCATGACTTTGTGGTGAAGCATCATCAAGGTCACTATCTTCTAATGTATTATCATCGAGTTCAAAATATGGTGTGGAATCTGACCAGCCTGTCTTTTTAAAATTTACAGGAAAGTAAATTGTATTGTGTTCTTCGCACCCTACAGTAGATTTATCACATGCGACACTATCACCAAAAACTTTAGCATTCTCACAAAAAGGATGACCCAACTTAGTATTATTTTTCAGAAAGGTCATTAGATCAAGGCCTGTATTTTTTGTTGCAATAGCATCGGATACTACTTTCCTACTATCTTTCATACCAGCTTGTTTAACCTTACCTTCCATATAATCTAAAAATTCATAATAGGTAACTTCCTCTACTCTCTTTCCGAGTAAACGGGCGGCACCCTTAACACCTTTTTTAACCCTTACATTTGCGTCAGGGTGAAATATAGGATTCCACAAGCCTTGTTCTTTATACCAGTCTTTAACTAAAAACATGCCCAAGACACTACAATAAATAGACATAAACCCATACACAGGGTTATCGCTTATCCATTTAACCATTTTTGTGGCGGCGCTTTTGGCACAGTCCAGCATAAAATTTTTAAAAGCAACAATTTTTTCATAAAACATATCTAAGAATACGCGCAAAGTGCTTTTAACTCGTTTAACTACACCACCAGCATAGTACTCATGCACTTCTGCCTCTGTAGCAAAACACACATCATGTGTTTTCGGATAAAAATGTATAATCTTTAAAATATTAACTGCTTGTCGAGAAAAACAAGTACAATTTGCTTCACGAAACATGGAATCCATCTCTTGTTGCAAATTTGATTGGTCATTGTTAAATTTAGAATTTTCATTATAAAAGAACATTGCAACATCCTCAAGTGGATGCATGGAACAATCTGGCAAATTTGAAGGAGGCCTTTGTCGATGTCTATAATTTGGTGGAGATGACGGAGCAGAACCATAATCACTCTCTATATTTTCAGGTACATTCATCTGGGTTTTAGCTAGTATAGTACAAGCATCAAATTCTTTTGCAAAAGTTGAAGCACAAAAATCTTCAACTGCTTTATTAAATTTAGATTCTTTCCCATAAATTTCTAACGACAAAGCGGCAATGTAATCTGTTGCGACAGCAAAATCGGTACTTTCATACCACACTGTACCCTCGGTATTATGCCTCAATTTAAATATATAGGCGTCGTTAGGACAGATAGGATTTTCCCTAGTATAAATATAATTGCCTTGATCAAACTCGGCACGATATTTGGCAAAATCAATACCAACTTTATCATCAGCGTACTTGGGATTCAAGACCAACTCTAAAACAAACGTGCGCCTGGCCATAGCATGCGTACCAGATGACCAACATCTATCTCCAAACGGACTAATGTTCATTTCACCTTGTGCATCGCTAATGATTAATTTTGAAGTGAAGAAATTATTGCCTTTACCTTTTGGGCCAGGGAAAGCCATATTAAGACCCAGTGCGTTACCATCATTAACTCTAGTTAATTCAGTTATAGACAAATCCATTTTTCGCTCATCTTTAATAGCTTGGAAAATATCCGTATAACACACCACCGGTTGACCATTATAGCCTTCCCAAAACTCAGCACCTAATTCACGCATATAAACAAAAGCATCCCATTTCTCACCTTTATCTATTAACTTCATTTTTTGTGCACACTTATAAACCAAGGTTTTTCCCACAATTGTGGTTTTACCTATACGTGGCAACCCATAGATATAAATCCAAATAGGTTTCTCTCGATCAGAACCAGGTACATCTCGCAAATAAGGCGGAATTTTCTTGACCCAATCTTCAGCCTCACGTTTTATATAATTCAGATGCATTAACATTAATTTACTAGTCTCACTATCGTCACCAGTTTTCAAATACAAATTTAAATTATCCCTAAATGCTATTATGCGCCGGGCAGAATTAAAACTGGATTGAGCCTTGATATGAATGTCCTCTTTTTCTATTATATCAAGCTCGTTATAAATTGTTTCCAAATGACTTGGGACAAATGATCTGGGTATAAAACTGACTTTATTTGTAATAAACTTTATTAAATGTTTCATTACAAACTCAATACAAAGCAAAGCATAATCCATTAAAGATTTACAAGCACGCAATAAAGTTGATAAAGCTGTAACTTTTTTAACATTTATAGAAAAGTCGTGAAAGTCATTTTTAGACATAGGATTAAATAAACCTGTAAAAGCCTGTCCCACAGAATTAAATACAGCTTGCAAAAAACTAGTATCATTTTCCTCAGATTGTGCATTAAAATTCAATACGCCCTCACTTGCTCGAAACAGGCTGTTTTTAATCACTTCTAAAAAGTGACTAATACACGTGGTAGGAACTAAACCTTCCACCATATTGAAAATAGCACTAGCTATTATATCGTAAGAACACTTACGGTAAACTACGGCAAAAACAAGATAAACTTTATTTATCAATGTAGCCAGGTTTATCATCCAGGTATTACCAGTGTACATATTCTTAATTTTATTTATAACTGCTGAAAAATCACCCATAACACCAGAGAAGTCTTTGAGAGACTCCATAACATCTGGGAGATTTGAATCAACTGCACCTTCTATACGCTTGGCTGACCCTGCTAATGAAGATATATCATTTAAAACAGAAAACATTTGAGCCCTGTATTTTTGTCTAAGATCTAAACTGCTTAACGAACTACAATCAACGTTTAGATATTTACAAATTTTAATTAATCGTAAAACAGATTTTGTACTATTTGTTTCAACAGTTTTCTTCCAATTGTTAACATCTTTAAACATATGCTTAATAAATTTATGCTGTTCTCCCTTATTCAAAGTTATAAGATAGCTTATCATATACTCTATATTTAATCTACCAGTTCGTTCAAAATTTGTATAATTTTTAAAACTAAGTGATTGAGCATTAAATCTAAAATAACGATCAATATTAACACGATGTATATGCGGCAAAACTCTATCACCTCTAGGAGTGAGATGATCTCTGACGTGTTCAAGACGTAACCCACGATCTACCAAACCAGGAACTATAGCACCAGTTTCAATTAATTGAGCCAAATGAAGATTTCTACTATTCCACTCAAACAATTCAGTTAACAAATCAAAATCGTAATTTAAGTCTTCTAATTGTATCATAACACTACGAAATACAAAATAAACTTGATCAGGAGGTAAATATTTCAAGAAAAGCAAAAAGGATTTACAATCAAAATACCCATCATCCATATAATCTTGAACACGACAATGCAATTCAGGGGCACTTTGTGCTTGAAAATTGAGTCCAGCTAAAAAGTATTCTTCACGAATCTGATCACCACGGCGATTCATAATCCAATTAGAATCTTGTAACCGCACACCATTATCTTCTAAACCAACTGAATATATCGGTTGTTGTATTAAAGCTTCCAAATGTACTTGGCGAGACAATCTATCCCAAATAGGCTGTAATAAAGCCAGATCATAATTTATTCTTCGCAATTGTCTAAACATACGCGACCAAATGCCATAAATAGAATCGGGAGGTTGATAATGCATAAAAATTAAAAATTTTTGTACATTAAAAACACCACTTTCAAGATATTCACTAATATCTGGTTCACAATGATTATTACTTTGAGCTTTAAAGCTATATAAATGCATTGTTGCAAAATCTTGTTCCAATTGTTTTTGGTTTTTTTTATTTTTTTTTTCTTTTTTTTTTTTTTTTTTCTTTTTTATTTTTTTATCCTTAATTGCTTTATTATTATTTTATTATTACTTATTGTTTTAGATTGCTTAATTTACATTTTTTACA